TTCCGATCTCCCGACAGCGTATCGCCGTATGCATTCATCCATCATTGAAACATCGACGGCATGGGCGTACGCCACCGCAGCTAGCGGCGGCGTGTCTGACGTAACCGCTGCTTCGCTGACGGCTTACGCTCGACGCGCCGAGGCAGGCGGCTACGACGGGGCGGTGGTGGACGCATTCGCTGCCACGCTGCCTGCCGACGTGGTGCTGTACCCGTACTGGGTCCCGGTGCTGGCCGACACCATCGCTAGGCGGGAGCGCTGCAGGGTGGTGTCGTTCTCGGTGCCGCGCAGCCACGGGAAGACGCTCCTGGCCGCCCTGCTGGCCGGGTGGGTGCTGAGAGACCCCGACGCCGATCGGCTCGTCGTGAGCGCCGCTACGGCCCTGTCGCAGGCCCGCCTGTCCATGGAGGCGCTGGCCAAGATCCACTGGCCCGCCGACGGCAAGACGACGCCCTGGGCGGCCCGCATGTCGAACAACCAGCCGATGCTGCGCCACGGCAAGGGGAAGATGCTGCCCATCGCCAGGGACGCCAAGCGTGCCGACGGAGTGACGCCCGCCCTGGTGCTGGCCGACGAAGCGGCCCGCCTGCAGGGGGACTACCTGAGCCGGTTGATGACGGCGGCGACCAAGACCGCCGAGGGTCGGCTGCTGATGACCACCACGGCCGATGACGACCTGAGCCTGCCCTGGGCGGGCTGGCGGCAGGAGGCCGAGGCGCAGCTGCTGGCCGGGCGGCTGCGCGAGGACTGGGCGGTTCATCACTGGGCGTCCGATGCGGGCGCCGACATCCACGACCCGGTCCAGTGGCGCAAGGCCAACCCGCAGCTGTGGATCGATGGCGGGCACATCACCGAGGACACCATCCGATCGGAACTAGCGTTCCTGGGCAGCCGGTCGGACGGCGTCGAGGAGTTCCGCACCCAGCGGTTGAACCTGCCCGGCGGCAGCCTGGCAAGCGTCGGCATTGACGCGGCCGTGCTCGAGGCAGCCCGGTTCGACTGGCGTCTCGAGGACGTGCGCGGGCGCCGGGCCTGGGCGTTCATCGACTTCAGCTTGGGCAGCGTCGTGGGGGCTCGGGCCGACCTGACGAGTGTGGGGGTGGTGGTCGACGGCGGCGAATTCGGGCTGCTCCGCACCTGGTCGTTCACCTGCGGGGAACTCGGGCACATGAAGCAGCAGCGGCCCTGGCTGCACGAACTGGTCCAGCAGGGGCACGTTCACCACAACGACGGGCAACTGATCGACTTTGACGCCGTCGAGGGCCTGCTGGGACAACTTGGTAGCACCCTCCAACTCGAGGCCGTCGGCGTAGACGAGGTCGGTTGGACGCAGAATTGGGTCCGGCAGGTCATGGTCGACAAACTGAACCTGCCCGTGGAGGCCCGGTCCCAGTCGATCCGGGAGCAGGCGCCAGCCTGGTCGACGTTCGTGGCGCTGATCCGCATGAAGGCCCTGCGCTACCACGACGACCCGGTGCTGCTGCACCAACTGCGGCATGCCACGACCAAGACCTACGACGGCGGGCTGGTCAAACTGCAAAAGCGGGATGGGCAGAACATCGACGCCCTAGTGGCGGCCTGCAACGCGGCCCGCCTGTTCGAGCTGCGCGGGCGCTCCCAGCAGTGGATGCCGCCGTCCGGCGTGATGACCATCTGACGCCACCTAGCGGACGAATCGACAATTTGCGGAATGTGACAGAAAATGTCACACCCGCCTATTGACAGAAAAAGCGCGTACTCAAACTGGGGGAAGCGTGGGACTCCTCTCGCGCTTCCGCAGCTACTTCTTGGGCAGTTTCAACGCGTCCATGCTGGTCGACACCAGCAGCGTGGGCGACGTTGAAGCGCTGCCTGGCGTCCAGCGTGCCATTGAAGGCGTGGCCTCGATGCTGGCCAGCGTCACGCTGTGCGTCTACGACAGCAAGGACCAGGAGGTGCAGCCTGCTGCCCTGAGCCTGCTGACCGGCCGCAGCACCGAGATGGTCAACGGCTGGGACCTGCGCCGGTGGCTGGTGACCGACGCCATGACGCAAGGCAACGCCTACGCGTACATCGCACGCACCTACTCCGGCGAGGCCGCCGAACTCATCCCGCTCGAGCGTGGGCGCATCACGATCAACTGGTCGGCTAACCCGCTGCAGTACCTGCTCGACGGGCAGGCGATTCCGGCCAGCGACCTGATCCACGTCAAGGGCGGCTACAGCCGGTGGGCGTTCATCGGAGAGAGTCCGCTGGACAAGTGCCGCACGCAGCTGCAACTGGTTGCGGACCTCGACAACTGGGCGGCAACCATGGCGGCCACCGGCACTACCCGTCGCCTGTCGTTCCAATTCCCCACGCCGATCAGCGAGCAGGCGAAGCAGACGATCCTGCTCGCCTGGAAGGCCAAGCATGCCAAGTCGGGCGGTGCGTCTGAACCGCTGATCATCGACGGCGGCGGCAAGATCGAGGGCGTCAGCGGCCAGGGCGACCTCGATGCCGTGACGGCGGCCCGCACCGCGGCCATGGGGGAAATCGCTCGAGCGCTCAACCTGCCGCTGTCGTTCCTGGCGGCCACCGAGGCGGGAACGCAAATCGACCTAAACGCCCAGCGTGCGCTGGTCGATCAGACGCTGCGGCCCTGGGCGAAGCGAATCGAGGCCGAACTGACGGCCAAACTGCTGCCCGGCTATCGCGTCGAGCACGACCTGCAGGAACTGCTCCGCGGCACCATGAAGGACACCGCCAAGGAGCTGTCCAAGCTCGTCATGGCCGGGGTCCTCACGCCTAACGACGCCCGGTGGTTCATCGGCATGCAGCCGGTGCAGGACCCCATGGCAGACGAACTCATGATGCGTCTGGACACGGCGGCCGGCCAGGCCGAAGTGAACGGCGACCGCGAGGACGAGGAAAGCGAGTCGCCCGATGCAGATTGATCGCCGCTCGTTCGAGGTGCGCGCAGCCGTCGAGGGCAACAGCGTGTCCGGGCTGGCCATTCCCTACGAGACTGAATCCCAGCCGCTGCCGTTCATCGAGACCATCCAGCGCGGTGCGTTCGCGGCCGACTTGGGGCGCAGGAACGTGTCGCTGCTCGTCGAGCACGACGGCGGGCGAGTGCTGGCGGACACCCGCAGCGGCACGCTCGAGCTCGAGGAAACCGAGCGCGGAGTGACGTTCGCTGCTCGGCTGCCGGACACCCGCGACGGGCAGGACATGCGCGTCCTTCTGCGCGACGGCATCTACCAAAACATGTCGTTTGGGTTCGCGGTCGACAAGGACGAGTGGGCGGGCAACCGCCGCACCGTCGTGTCGGCCCGCCTTTACGAGGTCTCGCTCGTCCACACGCCCGCCTACGAGGCGACCGCAGCCGCGGTCCGGGCGTTTCGCAATTCCACCGGGCTCGTCGCTCGGTACCTGCGGCTGCGGATTGGAGACCTGAAATGACCGTGACCACCGAAGCACTCCGAGAGAAGCGTGCGCAGCTCGTCGCTGCGTGCGAGCAGTACGCCGAAACCGCAACCCCCGACGCGGTCCGTTCGTTCGACGCGGCCGAGGAAGAGATCCGCGCCATCGACGGGCAGCTTGAAAGCCTGTCGATCCGCAGCCGCCTGGACGCCGTCAAGGCCAAGAACGGCCAACTGGTCGGCCGTCCCGAGGTCCGCACCGGCGGCAACGACGCCGAACTGGCGCGTTTCTTCGCCACCCGCGGCCGCGAGGGCAGCGGCAACATGGAATTGCGCACGACCCTGACGGTCGGCACTGCTGCCACCGCGGGCAACACTGTGCCCCAGTCGGTGATGACCGGCGAATTTGTCAAGTGGCTGGACTGGGCTGACCCGGTTCGACAGCTGGCGACCGTGCAGACCGTGCCTGCGAACCTGCGACTGCCGGTGATCGATACCCGTACGACTGTGGCGGCGACCGGCGAAGGCGCGGGATACGCCGAATCGAACTTCACCACGATTCTGAAGACGTTCTTCGCTTTTAAGGCTACTGCGACAACGCCGGTGACCGAGGAACTGCTGTTTGATGCTTCCATCGACGTTGCAGCCGAAGTGGTCGCAGATCACGCGCGCGCCCACGGCAAGTTCCGCGCTGCGCGGCATATCGTTGGCACGGGCGACGGTGACGGGAACCCCGCTCAGGAACAGGGCATCATGTACGACGACACGAAGTGGGAGTACTCAGTCAAGACTGGTGCCGTCGCGACTGCACCTAACTTTGATCACTGCATTGATTTGTTCAACTCAGTGCCGACTGGCTACTCGCAGAACGGAAGCTGGATCATGAATCAGGCTACCTGGGCTAGCCTGCTGAAGCTTAAGGCGTCGACCGCCGGAACCTACCTGTATGACGGCATGCAGGGCATGATGTTGCAGGATGGCGCGTCGGGCCTGCTGATGGGACGCCCCGTCTACATCAGCGAGTTTGCTGGTACGTTCAACGCAGCGTCGACTGGCGTCCTGATTTTCTTCGGCGATCTGTCTCGCGGCTACCGCATCGTCGATCGCAAGGAAGTGCAGTTCATCGTCGATCCCTACAGCAGCAGCGGCAACGGCATCACCCACTACCGCAGCTCGATGCGGTCCGATGCTCAGATCGTCGACAAGCGCGCCGGTGGCGTCATCGTCAACAAGGCCTGATCGATTCCATGTGACCCCGGACCGGCGGGGGGGACACCCCCCCCGGTCTTTTCAAAATGCCAGCACTCACTACCAGCGACATCAAAAGCCACCTGCGCATTTTCCACGCGCAGGACGACGCGTACATCGGCAACATCCTGCTGCCTGCCGTGCGCGAGACGGTCGAGCGCTGCACCGGCTTGGCTATGCAGGCACTCGGGCGCTCATTCAAGGTGTCCGCGGAGGGGGACACCTGGGTGGTGCTCCCGATCCAGCCGGTGAACACCGCGTCAGCCATCACGGCGGTCTACGTCGATGACAACTCGGTGACGCAGACTGAGAACCCGGAAGAGCACTGGGACGGCGAGCGCGTGGCTGTTCTGATCGAGGACGGCTGGAACCGTCCGGTGACCATCAACTGGAACACGTTGGTGGCCGACCATTACATCAACATGCTGGCGCTGCAGCTGTGCGGGCGCCTCTACGCCGACCGCGGCGACAGCACTGGCGCAATCGAGGGCAAGGCCCAGCAGATGCTGTTCGACATGCTCGGTGAGCACGGGGTGCACTGATGATCCCTCGAGGCATGTTCCGACATGAGATGGCGGTGCAGAACTACACCGCGTCCGTTGACACCTACGGGCAGGCCACCAAGACTTGGTCGACCGTGGCCACTGTGCTGGGCCACATCGAGTCCGCCGACGGGCGGTCGATCGACTCGGTGGACATCAACCGCGGGCAGACGGCGTGGCGGCTCGTCCTGCCCTGGATCGACTCCGTGACGGTGAAGAGCAGGATTCTGCTCCGCGAGACCGGCAAGGCCGATCGCGTGCTCGAGGTCACCGGAGTGCTGGACCCGACGCTGGGCCGGATGGAGCTGCACTGCGAAGCGCTCGAGGTGACGGCATGAGTTTTCGCCGCGGCGCTACGTTCAACACCCCGGAGCACCTGCGCAACTACCAGCGTTTCATGGAACGCCAGGTCAACGCTTCGGAGAACCTGGGCATCATGCGTGCCGGAGCCAGCCAGCGCGCCCAGCGGGCGTTCCTGGCAGCCGAGCAGGTCTTCCTCGAGCTCCCCGACCGCGTCAGCCGCAACCTGTTCAAGCAGCTGCTGAGGCGCAGCCTCAAGCGACTGGCGACGACGTACAAGCAGAACTGGCTGACGCACGGCGCCACCCACCGTAGCTACGGCGGGCAGGAAAGCCTGCGCAAGGCATCTAGCAAGGTCATCCAGTCGGTGGGTGACACCCGCGGGCTAAAGACGACCAGCCGCACCGGCTTCCGGTACAAGCGGCGGCCACGGTCGTACATCGCGCCGATCGTGGACAGCGGCCGTGCCCAGTGGCACGTCAAGCGGGCCACGTACCAGCAGTTCCCGCCAGAGGTCCTCAAGGAGGACCTGGCGCTGGTCATCGAGACGCAGCTGACCGAACTGGCCCGCAAGGCGCGGTTGAAGGTGAAACGATGAGCATCGAAACCGCACTACGGCGCAGGCTCACCGACGACCTGGGCGTATCCGGGCTCGTGAGCACCCGCGTCAGCCCGGAGTGGCGACGCGAGGGCACGGCGCTGCCTGCCATCGTCTACAGCATCGACGCCCGCACGCCGGTGCGCACGTTGACCGGGACGACCGAACTGGCCGAGTTCTCGGTGGCCATCGACTGCATCGCCACGTCACTGTCGGGCGCTCGAGCGCTCGCGGTTGCCGTGTCGGCCGTGCTGAACGACAACACCACCTACGGCACGGTGGACGGCACCAAGATTCAGTGGAGCGCTACCGACGGCGAAGACGTGGAGCGCATGGACGATCAGGAAGGCACGGACGACGGCCCGCGGGTGGTCCGTCAGACGTACCGCATTTGGGCAACAGGAGGCTAAGACATGGCATTCATCGCAAACGGCACAAGCATCAGCATCGCTGGCACCCCCGTGGATGCCACCGATATCAGCATTTCGGCCAGCAGCGCCGTTGTGGACGCTACGGCCCTCAACTCGGTACTGAGTACGGCCATCCAGGGCCGTCCGACCGTGACTGGGTCGGCGACGATCCACACCGACAACGCCACCGGGCTGACGCTCGCGCAGAAGTTCTGCGGGGCCACGCCATCTACGGGGGCCGTTAGTGTGGCTATTTTCGCCAGCGGCGCTGGAAGTGGCGGCGTCGATTTCAGCGGAAACGCCATCATCACCGGCTACAGCCCGACCTATACCAACGACACCGTGCACTCGGCGACCGTGACCTGGCAGTACGTCGGCGAAATTACGGCGGCTCGGGCATGACCTGGCGCACGTTCACCAGCGAGGCGGTGGCCGGTTACCCGGCCGTGCTCGAGGTCCGGCCGATCACCGTCAGCGAATGGCGGAAGGTCGAGCAGCTGGACGAGGAGGCCAAACAGGCGTTCGTGCTCGAGTCGTGCACTCGGGTGGACGGCGTGCCTGGCTCGACGGCGCTGGACGTGCATGTGGCCATGGCACTCGTCCAGGGGGTGATGGCAAACCCTTGGAGTGGACCGCAGCCGACCGCATAGAGCGGCTGCTGACGGTCCTGGCGTACGGGCTGACTCGTCAGCCCCAGACGGTGGTGGAACCATGGCGCAAGCCTGGGCAGACTGACTGGATGGCAACCCTCGGGAAGGTGGCAACGTGGCGAAACTAGGACTTTCAATCGGGATCGACGCCGACGTGACCGGCCTGCGCAAGATGGGCCAGCAGGCCACGGCGCAGCTCGAGGGCATCCGCGGCCAGTTCAACCGCATGCAGGGCCTGTTCGCGGCTGGAATGGCGTCTCCGCTATTCCAAGCCATCGGCAGCTTCTACGAGGCCAACCGCGAGGCCCGCAAGACGTTGGCGGAACTTGTCCGGCCATTCTCCACAAACATCGTCATGGCGGAAATTGACGCCCTGCACGCCAAGATGGACGCCGGGCGCCGCATGGTCGGGCTGGGGATGGATGAGATGGAGGCCACCCGGATCAGGCGTGATGCCCAACGGGAAATTGGTACGGGGCTGATTGCCCAGGGGCCGGGCGGCATGGTTTCCAAGAGCGCCGAAAGTTTCTTCACGGCGCCTGGCGCCTACATCACCAACGCAGTGCGAGGCGTGGAAGGCGCGATCAGCCAGCGATTCCAGCAAGACATGATTGGCTGGCGAGAAACGTTCGGTGGTCAGGGTGCTACTGACATCGAGCAAATGCAAATGCAGGCCGCCGGACTCCGCAGCCAACTCGGATTTGCCATGGCAACCGGTAGCGGCGAGTCGGTCGAATCGCTGAACCTGCAGCTGCTTCGCGTGCTGGAGCAAATCAAGCAGAACACCGATAGGAGCCGCTGATGGCGTGGCAAGTATTCAGACAGCACAACCAGCAGTCGCTGACGATCGGAATGGAACCGACCGAGGCCGTGCACACCACCCGGTTCCTGGTCGCGCAGGACGACCCGGCCTACGTCGGTACCAGCGAGGACAGCTGGAACGTCTACAACTCGATCAAGGCGCAAACTGCACCGTTTGACCAAATCGAGGCGCTCGGTACCAGGCTGGCGCTTGGCACCATCGACGGCGGCCTTGCTCAGTTCATCGTGCAGGACATCAGGGTGGAGACCCACCCGGACCGCGCCAACACCTACATGGTGACCTCGACGGCCCGCGGTCCAGTGGTCGGCGTGGCGCCGTTCCGTGGCGTCAAGACAAGCCTGCAGAGTTCCGAGCGCAAGGCGTCGCAGTTCATCCAACCTACTACTACATCGTTCCCATCGAACGGGACGATTGCGTGGCCCCCATCCACCCTCATAGCCAACGGCACCGTCACCAACATCATGGGCACGCCGTTCATCAGGTCAATACGGCAGGAGCTGTTCCGCGTCGAGTTCTTGGTGAATGACACCAACTCGGCGCTGGGCTACACCAACGTGCCTGCAAACATCACCGAGGACCTGCTGAAGCGCAATTCGGCAGCGTTCGCCGGTTACGCCGCTGGCACCGTCCTGTTCCAGTCATACGAGCGGCGCTACGTGAGTGACTCCGTCAGCATGGACGTGTACACGTTTCTGTACGACGAGTGGTTCCACCTCGAGCAAATCCCAATGCGCAACCCGGTCGACGGATCAATCTGGGCCGACACCACAATCAGCGTGGGTGGGTCGACCATGAAAGCCACCGCCAAGGCAGTCTGGTATCAGGCATACCCCGACACGGCAGCCTTCCACACGGCGGGCGTGATCCTGCCCACCGAAGTGCTCGACATTCTGTCCAACCCCAAGCCCGCTTGGCCATGACCGGATTCCTGCAACCATCCGTCTATGCACCTGTCGGCCAGTCTGCCGATGCGTTCAACCTCATGGTTGAGGCTGCGCAGTTCGTCACGGCCAACCGTGGCCAACTCGAGAACCTGCTGCTGCAGCGTGGTGCCGTCGTGTCGTGGCACCCCATGACAGTGACCGGCAGCACGCTGTTGACATCCAACCGGTGGACGTACACCCTGAGCAAGGCCCAGCCGCAGGCTACGCCTACCAACATCACGACCATTACCGAAACCGATGCCATCGGCGTGACGGCCTACAACCTGGCGGAGTACGGCAACACCGCAGGCACAGCGGCCGGTGGAGTGAACGCAACGCGGGCCAACGCGGCCGGTTTTACGCTGCAGCCGGTGCCCAACGGCGCGTTCGTGATGGCTGCCATGGTCTATACGGCCGCTGGGGTGACGGTGGCGCTGTTTGAGCGCATGAACCAATACGACGGTGAGTGCGTGTCGGCCCTGACGGTTTCGGTCGACGGGGGGACCTACTGATGTCTGACCAAATCCGGCTAAAGCGCTCGAGCACGGCGGGAGCGGTGCCCACGACGGCGCAGCTGCTCGAGGGGGAACTGGCCGTCAACACGGCCGACGGGGCCATCTACTTCGAGGTGACCGGCCCAGCCATCGCCAAGATCGACGGGCGCAAGGCCACGGTGGACGTGTTCACGTCCAGCGGAACCTGGACCAAGCCAGCCGGTGCCAAGGTCGTGTGGGCCATCATGGTCGGCGGTGGTGGTGGCGGTGGCAGCGGGCGCCGCGGGGCGGCCTCGAGCGCTCGAGGTGGTGGCGGCGGCGGCGGCGGGGCCGCCGTGACCGAGACGACATGGCGGGCGGCCGACCTGCCAGCCACGCTTGCCGTGACCATCGGCGCTGGCGGCTCGTCTGGCGCCTCGAGAACGACCAACGACACGAACGGCGCGGCGGGCGGCAACGGTGGCGCGACTCGTCTGGGCGACTCGCCAGGCACGTACGGCCGAGCGGTCGGTGGATCGCTTGGCCAAGGCGGGACGACCTCGGGCGGCTCGGCAGGAGCAGCGCAGACCGGCGGCCTGTTTGACGGCGGCGCGGGCGGTGCCGGCGGCACGCGCAACGCGACCGACTCGCCGCTCTACGCGAAGGGGAGCGGCGGCGGTGGCGGCGGTGCTGGCCTGTCGGCAGCCAATCTGTACGGCTACGGCGGCGCAGGTTCAGGCACGGCTCGCATCGGGATCACGGCGGCCGGCGGCAACGTGGACGACCCAGAGGATGCGCAGCCGGGCAACAGTAACGGCGTGGTTGGCACTGGCGGCGGTGGTGGCGGCTCGGGCCTCGCCATGGCTGGACAGCCTGGCGCAGTAGGCGGAATCGGCGGTGGTGGTGGCGGTGGGGCCGCGAGCGAGAACGGCTACGCCAGTGGCGCTGGTGGTGCTGGCGGTGGCGGGCTGATCGTGTTCGTGACTTACTACTGAGGAGGAAGCATGCGGTGGGCAATCGTGCAGGGCGGCATCGTGGACAACATCATCATTTGGGACGGTGACACGGCCCGCTGGGCCCCACCGGCTGGCGCCGAGGCCATCCAACTGGCCGAGGGCCAAGCATGCAGCATCGGCTGGGAGTGGGACGGCACGCAATTCTCCGAGCCCGCGGAGCCATGAGATGGCTAGCCGCCATCGTCGTCGTCGCGGCGAGCTCCTGCGCTGGTCCGAGCGAGCGGATCGCTGCCAATACCACCGCCGTCCGGCAACTCGCGCACAGCAGCGGCCGACGCTTCGAGCGCATCGCTACCGAAACGACACAACCGGAACCAAGCCTGCCGACGATTCGCGGTGAGGCCGAGGCCGGGCAGGGCGAGCAGGCGCGTATTCTCGACGCCGTGGACGTGATCTACATGGCGTTGACTGGCGTGGAGGACCAGGTGCCCTGGTGGGTGGCCCCTCTCGTCTGGGTATGCATCGCGCTCGCCGTGCTCGGCGTCGGCTTCATCGTGTGGCACACCGGCGTCGGGCGTCTGATCAAGGGCTGGCTGGGAATTGTGACGCCGACCGAGCGGAGAGCGGCCGAACTAACGGCCAGCCTGATCGATCTGACGCCTGAGCAAGCGGTGGCCGCGGTGGCCGAGCTGCGCCGGGCGGACCCGACGTTTGACGCGGCGTTCCGGCGTGCCGCGCCGATTCGCACTCCCAGCCGGAAGAGGAAATGACCATGGCCAGTTTCATCGGTAGCGTTTGGTTCGCCCTGCTCCTGGGCGTCTGTGGTTACGTGGCAGGCAACCTGTTCCCGCTGTCGAAGTTCAAGAAGTGACGCTGGTACGCACCTGCTGCTGTCAGGGCTGCTTTGCCAACGACGATTGCCCAGTGCCGTACACCGGGCTGGGCGATTTCACGTACGAGGCCACGGTGGATACGGGGGCCATCGCTGGCAACTTTGCGCTGCAGGCGATTACCGACATTCAGGTTAACCCTCGGCTAGACCCAAACCCGTGTTACGTGTCCGGCTTTAGACGGGATAAATGCTGCTTCACGGGATCGAGCTGCACGCCACCGGTCGACACGCTAGTGGACAAGTATTTTGACCGCATGATGGTGCCCGAGGTGCTCATCGAGCGCACGAACTATCCGTGCTACACGGTGGTCAGCAGCCCAAAAGCAATTCCCGGCCTTGTGCTCGAGAAGAAATGCAGCGCTGACCGGACGATCGTGCTAAGTGGTTGTGAGGACGTAGGGGACAACTGCTCGGACCTGTTTCCCGACTGCTACCAAGGACCGGCGCCAAATTACAACACGGAACTGGTTGATTTTCCGAGCAGTTACGCTGCTGACTCAAACGGGCAACTGTGCGGCGACTACACCATGGACTTCACCAATGGTGTTGACTTCGGTGCGCTCACCGTTGGCAGCGGCACCATCCGCATGCGCAGGAACGCCCAGTCGACGTTTAGTACTCAGGTCATCAGCGGAACTGGGCTGACGAACATTTCCTACTGGCACCGGGCGAACATCTGCGACAGCACGGACCCAACAGAATGTGGTCCGTGCACGCAGAACCAAGGCACCGCCGGGCAGCGCTGTTCCGATGGAAGGTGCTGCTGCCGCAGCGTGCTGCAGTTCACTTTCGAGGTGAAGCGGGCCTATTCCAACTGGGTGGTGGCGTGGAATAGCGTGGCCAATGCGTTCACGTTCACTCCAGGCACTGTGCAGTACTGGACTCAAACGGTCCGATGCATTTACGAGGGCCCAGTCGATGAGCGGCTATACGTCGTGACTGGAACTTCGGCCCTGCGGACGTTTACGCTGCTGAACGTGACAATATTCGACGATCCGTTCAACCTAGGACCTGGAATGGACGCACGGCAGTGGACGCTGGACTACTGCCCCGCTGAACTCAGCGGCCTTCCGGGCACCGTGTCTGGCGGTGGCAGTGTTTCGCCAACGTCATTCGTCGACGACGAGTGCGAGCCGTGCGTGTCCGCAAGCCCGCCGACGCCCGCTGTGCTCTCGATGGAACAGGCCGAGCGCCTGGGCATCAAGCGCCTGATCACCGTGACGAGAACAACCCCATGAAGCGCTGGCGCATGACACCGAGCGGCGAGCCCGCGGTGACCGAAGGCCCAGGGCTGGGCGACATGGTCCGCGGAGCTGTAGGCGTGGCCAAGGCCGCGCTTGGCGTCCAGGCGGCACCGGTGGCCGAGGTGCAGTCCCGCTGGGCATTCTGCCAGCAGTGCGACCAGCACGACTGCGGCCGGTGCCTGTCGTGCGGCTGCTTCACTGGCGCCAAAGTGCGAGTGGCTGGCGAGTCGTGCCCGCTCGGCAAATGGGTGGCCGTCACCGTCGACACCCAGCCGCCCAAGCCGTGTTGTGGCAGAAAAAGCGGATAATCGCACCTCGGACCTATAGACAGGTGCAAAGAGTGACGATATCAAGTGATAACCAACGTCCACACCGTTGGTAACTATGGTCCGAATCATCGCCCAAAAGCCGCGTTTTCAGGCTGAAAGCACGTCCGCTAATATGTGTTCTGTTTAGTGATAATCGAATGGTTTGAAGGTTATTACTGAAAGCGGACGTAAAAAGGGGACGTTGATTCTGACTCCTGTAGGCGGCTTTGGTGCCGTCTGCATTTTCTCCGTCGTGTGGTTTTGGAGTCACTCATGGAACTTCCTGAATCTTTTGAACTGGCCGACGACGGCCTGCCCCTGTCCGACATCGACCCGCAGACTGGCTGGATGTACGGGGAGGTGGGTGCATGAAGCGCGTAACCCTGTCCGTACGTCAGATGGAGCAACTGCTGGCCAACCAGCAGAACCGGACGCTGTCCAACCGGTGGACGCTGTACCACCGCGACATGGTCGCCGGCCGATTCAACTTCGGATTGGTGCCCATTGTCCTGTACCGGGACGGGTCGCTGGCTGACGGCCAGCACCGGCTGCGGGCGGCAATCGAGGCTGGACTGCCGCGCACCTGGTACGTCGTGGAAATCGACCGATCAGAAATCGTGAAGGTTGACGCTGGGCGGCCGCGCAGCACCGCCGATCACTGCTCGATCCTCGGCAGCAAGGTCTGCAACACGCACCTGTCGGCTGCCCGCATGGCCCTATGGCTCGAGCAGGATGGCTGGCACAACCGGCCCCAGCATTCGCACCATGACATCATCCAGGCGCTGGAGCGCTACGACGTGAAGAAGTACCCGCGGCACGGCAAGATGAGCGGATTTGCCCAACTGATTGGGCTGTGCTCGTTTGCCACGGGGCATGGGGCTACGGCTGACGCTGTGGACGAGTTCTACGGGCGCGTGATGGACGGGGCCATGCTCGAGCCCAACGACCCGCGGTTCACCCTGCGGAACCGGCTGCAGAACTTCATCAGCCGACGGGCAGGATCGGGCCAGCAGCAGGAGCAGCTGTGGCTGTGCGTCCGAGCGTGGAATGCGTACATCCTGGGCGAGAGGTTGGCCCGTCTGATCGTCCCGGCACCGTTCCAATCCATTTCCGTCGTCCTGAGGACCAACCAGTGAGCCTGACACACAGCGAAACCATCGGACAGATTGCCAAGGCTCTCGCCGCGGCGCAACGCGAAATCGGCGTCGCCGTCAAGGACGCCACAAATCCGCACTTCCGATCAAAGTACGCCGACCTGCAAGCCATTGACGAAGCCTGCCGGCCGGCGTTGACGAAGCACGGCATTGCCATCGCGCAGAGCCCGGGCTACGCGGACGGGTTTGTGTTCGTTACGACCCGGTTGATGCATGGTGAAACAGGGGAGTGGATCGAATCCACCCTGCACATTGCCCCGGGCAAGCACGACGCCCAGGGCATCGGCAGCGCAATTACCTACGCCCGTCGTTTCGGCCTGTCTGCTTTGGCCGCCGTTCCGGCTGGCGTCGACGACGACGGAGAAGCGGCGGTAGGGCGGGGGGCTCCACGCGACCCAGTGGTCGTGCCCCCGCCCGCCACCGTCATTCCCTTTGAACCGCCGGCACCAATGGCTTACGCCCCGGACCTGCCGAATGACGCGCCAAATCCGTACCCGTGCGCGTACAAGCCCGAGGAGCTGCGGCCAGTGTGGCGGGCCCGCGAAGGTGACGTGCCGAGCAGCCGCTCGAGGACGTACTACACCGACGCCGTCGGCAAGATCATCAGCATTCAACTGCCGGACGGGCCTAAGAAGCCCACCCGCGTGCTGCTGTGGTCGACCACCAGCCAGGGCGGCGTGTACTTCTCGTCGTTCCGGTCGTGGACCCAGCCCGAGGGGGCAGGGGCCACCATCCGGCTGACCGGCGTGACGAGCACCGAGAAGGACGGGAAACGGTATTGGAACTTCGAGCGTGCCGAGAAGGCCACGCCAATCGACCTGGGGGACCACCATGACCTACCGTTCTGACGACGACGCACCGTCGTGGGGTGCTAACTGGCACTCCCTTCTCCGCGCATTCCCGGCGCTCACTCGAGCGCCCGAGGCCCAGCAGCACGGGTTCCATGAGCGCTTCGGCAAACTCGACCAGCGGCTGGTGGCGCTGGCCATCGAGCGGGCCCGCGAATCCAAGACTGGCAACACCATCACGGTCGAGTACCTGCAGAAGGGGTACGCCCGGCTGGTGCCCCGGTACGACGCTGAGCAGCCTTCCATGGCGGCTCGGATCGTCTCGTACTGGTCGTTCGCGCCACGGGGCACGGGCAGGGCCGCTGGGCCCTTCCGGACGGCAAGGGAGGCCGACAGGGCGGGCGGCCGCCCGAAGGCCCTGTGGGTCAAGCCCGGCGACGGGTCGTGGTTCGCTGACCTCGAGGACACCGAGCCGCTGCCCAGGGAGGACCAATGTGACGCCCTGTTACACGTCGAGGCCCTGCTGTCGACGCTGCCACGCCACGACGACAAGGGCACGTGGCACCTCACCGAGCCCGGCCATTTCCAGCAGTTTGTCGACGGTGGGCGGGCGCTCCTGGCGGCCCCCCCTAGAACCCCCCCAACCGAGGACGACCCGCGCGAGATCGGCAGCGACAGCGCCCGTCCGATTCGCAGCGCGGGTCGTACCATCGGGAATGGGGGTTTGTCAACCCCCCCCAACGGAATCAGAGACGCAGGCGGACTGCGTCTACCGACGCACCGCCTGTCGGACGAAATGGTGGAACGATTCGCAGAAGCCATCGACCGGCGGGATGACGGATCGCCCTATGGGGCGACCGCACCCGGCGGTCGAGAAGGAGAAGCATGAACACGAACGAGATCAAGACACTCCTGAACTCCATCGACGCACTAGCCGACAGGGCCGTCGAGCTGCGCAAGGCCCACGACCGGCTGCTGGCGGAAGTGCGCATGCTCGAGGTCGAGAACGCCAGGCTGCGCGCCAGGCTGTCCCACTACGAAACGAACGAAATCGAACGCCGACTGGCAGACGGGACCGGCTGATGGGACGCATGCAGCGAAACAAGGGCGCCCGCGGCGAACTCGAGGCCGCCGAGATGTTGCGCAAGCATCTAGGCATCGCTGCCGAGCGGGCAGCCCGCAACGGCGTCGACGGCGCCAGCGATCTCGATACCTCGATGACGTTCTGGAAATGGGAGGTCAAGAGGTACGCTAGGTTGGGCGTCGAGTCGATCATGCAGCGGGCAGAACTCGACCAGGCGGCCAGTGCCATCAGGCTCGACCACACGGCGCTCCTCATGCGGGCTGACGATTGTGAGTGGCTGATCGTGCTGCGCCTGCATGACGTGCCGCAGTTTCTGCGGGACCTCGAGATCCAACGTCTGCGAGATCCCTAATGGGCCTACCCCGAAAGTGGGATCCGATGCTGCCGCCCAAGCCCGAGCACAAAGGCAAGGGGCGGGGAGCGCCCTGGCACAGGTTCAAGGAGAAGCTGCGACGTGCTCGAGGCATCTACGCATGCGAGCAGTGCAAGGCCATCGTTGACGACCTTGAGGCGCACCACAAGGTCAGAGTGGTGGACGACCCTGCAAAGGAGTTCGATGCATCCAACGTGGCCTTCCTCTGCACCGATTGTCACAAGAAGGCCCATAGCAGCGCAGAAACGCGGTTTCAATGAGCGCGAAACGCCAAAAACCGCGTTTTTAGCGTGAAAACGGGGGTACCCCCCCCATAGGGGGGGTATACGCCCGAATTTGTCCACCCG